CGTGTCGATTACCGACAACGTGATGACCACGCAAGGGCTGACCGCTTATCTGGTCGATGGGGTCAATAGGTATTACTACGTCGTGGCGACCAACACGTTTGTGACCTTGCCACCGTCGGATGGTGACTGGCAGGGCGCAAATACCGTCGATACGGTGGATAACTATGTGGCCTACAACGAGCCTGGAACGCAAAACTGGGCTGTGACTGACTTGGGGTCGCCGCTATCCACCACGGGGCTGTACGGGGCTAAGGATGGGTCGCCAGATAAGCTGGTGGCGCTGATTATCGACCACCGTCAGGTTTATCTAATGGGTGAGGTCACGACCGAAGTCTGGATCGATGTCGGCAGTCAGATACCCAACATCATCACGTTCCCGTTTCAGCGGGTATCTGGCACCAGCTCACAGAATGGCTGCGGTGCGCCGTTTTCGATTGTCCGCTTTGCTGAAACGTTCATGTTTTTGGCGCGGGATACGCTGGGAACCGCGACGATTGGCATGATGAAGGGCTATGAGTTTCAGCGCTTATCGACCCACGCAGTCGAGAATAGTCTGGTCGGGCAGGTTGTCGAGGACGCAAGGGCTTGGTCGTTTCAGATTGAAGGCCATGAGTTTTACGTTATTAATTTCCCGTCAATTGACCTGACATGGGCTTATGACCTAGCGACCGGCCAATGGATCAAATGGCTGTGGTGGGATGCGCCAAATGCTGTGTATAAACGCCACCGCGCCCAATGCGGCATTGCGTTTGCAAATAAGAACTTAGTAGGCGATTACGAAAACGGCAAGATTTACAGCCTCGACTTTGACGCTTACACCGACGCTGGCAACCCAATCCGCAGGCTGCGCAGAGCGCCGCACCTGACCACGGATTTGCAGCGGCAGTATTTCGAGGAATTCCAGATTCAGTTTCAGCCCGGTGTTGGCCTGACCAACGGGCAGGGGCAAGACCCACAGGCCATGCTGCGCTGGTCAAATGATGGCGGCAGCACTTGGTCAAACGAGCATTGGGTCAGCATGGGTCGTGAGGGCAATTACGTCAACCGTGCGATTTGGCGGCGGTTGGGCTGGTCGCGGGATCGGATTTTTGAAGTGGCAATTACCGACCCGGTAAAGGCTGTAATTGTGTCGGCGAATCTGAAGGCATCGGCAGGCGATAACTAATGGTCGCGCTTACCAATATTCGGTTCCCGACCAGCCCGTTTATTGAACCGGCCACAGGCCGACCATCGCGTGAGTGGATTATTTGGCTGCAAAACCCGAACGTAGTCAGCAGCACCGTGGAATACCAGATTATTAACGGTGGCGAGATTAACAACACGGTCATCGGCAACATTACGCCAGCGGCAGGCACTTTTACTTTGCTGACCGCTTTGAATGGCATCGGTGGGGGTACGTTTTGAACGTCAGGCCAGCCACCGTCGCCGACTTGGATGCTTATGTGGAACTGTTATCAGACTTTCACGAAGCATCGCCGATGAAAGGTGTGGCTGATTACGATGTAGCGGGAATTCGTGCTTTTTTGACCGCTTCATTAGAAAATGCCAACATTTTGTTATTGGTTGGTGAGCTGGATGGCAAGATTGTCGGCGTAACATCATGTTTGCTGTATCCGCTGTATTTCAGTCCGAATTACCATGTTGCGCAAGAATTGTGGTGGTGGCTTACACCAGAGGCGCGAGGTAGCGGAATCGGTCAGGCAATGTTCAAAAACATTGAAAATTGGGCAAGGTTAAAAAACGCAAGGGCGCTGTTTATGATTGCATTAGAAGATGAACGCGCAGCAGCGATGGAAAAAGTTTATTGTCGGGCTGGTTTTAGACCGCTTGAACGGACGTTCATTAAGGAGTTGACATAATGGCAATCGGAACTGGAACCGCTTTATTGCTAGGGGCTGGCGCTGGTCTTATCGGATCAGGGATGCAAGCTGGCGCTGCCGAACGCGCTGGCGAAATGCAATCAGGGGCAGCGCGGTATGCAGCGGACATCCAAAAACAAATGTTCGATATTCAAAACGAACAACAAAAACCATATCGTGAAGCTGGCTATGGAGCGTTAACAAGAATTGGCGAATTACTGCCGGGGCTGACTGCGCCAATTAGCCGCGAAGAAATCTTAGGATTGCCGGGCTATCAGTTTGGTATAGAGCAAGGTACGGGCGCGGCGCGGCAAATGATGAACGTCGGCGGCGGTGGATCAAACGTTGATCGCGCAGCCCAAAAGTTTGCTATTGATTACACCGTTGGCACGGCGATGCCACAGGTATTGGCGCAGCGGCAAAACATTTACAACACGCTGGCAGGCATTGCGGGCATCGGTCAAACCGCACAAGGGCAAACAACCAATTTAGCATCAAATGTTGCTGGCAATATTGGTCAAGCCGCAATTGGCGGCGCTTCTGCAATTGGCGCTGGCATGATCGGATCAGCTAACGCGCTGGCTGGTGGATTGGGTGGCATAGGAAACACGGCGATGATGTATTCGTTACTTAACAGACAGCCGCCAGTTAATAACTGGACAAGCTCATATTATTGATTAGCGTGAAAAGAGGAAGCAATAATGGCTGATCTATCTGTTACCCCTGTTGGCGCTGGCATAAAACCTGTGCCGGGCATGAGCCTTGCCGAAATGATGCAAATGGCAAGAGGTGCGCAAGAATATCAAGCGCAAGCAGAAATATTGCCCGAAAGCATTACGCAAGCAAAACAAAAAACGCAATCAGAAGCAAGTGATTTGCGTTTAAAAATGCAAAAAGAAAAAGAATATCAAACTTTAATTCAACAACTTGAACGCAACCCACGTTTGTTTCAAGACGAAAACGGTCGTTTTGACATCAACAAAGTTTACGAACAAATGCCGAAAATAGCGCCGCTATTAGGGCCGGAGTTGATTACAAAATATCAAGACTTAGCGAAATCACAGTCGGATGTTGATAAATCAATTACAAATTTAACACAAGAAAACCGTGAGATTGTTGGCCGTAGTTTGGTGGGTTTAGGTTTAGAAGGCAAAACAAAAAAACAAGATTTTACAAATGCATTTACTGATTTACAAACTCAGTTTCAAGGCAATAAGCCAATGCAAGCGGCTATTGCAAACATTAAAAATTATGTAGAAAAATTGCCGGAGGATGCAAACATAGGCCCAGCCGCCATTTCTTATGGCATGAGAATGTTGCCTGTTGACAAATTGAAAGAGTTTTTCCCGCAGCTAAAAACTATTAGCACCGATGCTGCTACGTTTGCTGGTGTTCAAACACAGCCAATCACGGGCGCAGCTCCAACCATGCAAGTTGGAGAAGCACCAATTGCTGTATCAATGGCAAGACCAAGCGATTTGGTTGAATTAACTTCACAAAAAGATATTCGAGGAATACCGCTTTTGTCTGTTAAAGATGCCAAAACTGGCATTCCTGCGTTTTATCCAATCGACCAAATACCGTCAAATGTAACGGTGCCAGCTAATGTAAGAGATGCCATCGGCAACATTCGTAGCCAAGCAGCGCCAGCCGCAGCGCCACCGGCTGCAACGAGAGCGCCGACTGCAACCGCTGGTCGTGAGCCAGCAAGCATTCAATTTATACCGCCTGGAGAAACTGTAGAAAGCCAAACCAATTACAGAAATCAAACTTTGCAATCGCGGGATCAGGTAGGACGCGCAAGGGAAGCGTTAGATAGTATCGCCAATATTCGTTATTCGTTGGATAAAGCGCTAACTGGTGATTACACCGGCGCTGCTGCTGCCGCCCAATCTGTGTTTGCCCAAATTACTAGCAGCAAAAAAGAAGAATATGCTGCTTCGATGCGGAATATTGTAAAGAAAGAATTGCAAGAGTTAGCAAACTTAAAAAGCGCTTTTAGAGGTACGCGATTTGCTGGTGAGGTTCAAAACGTTGTAGATTCATTAGCAACCGTAGAATCGAACCCAACAGCCATAGCAAAAGTTTTGAAATCTGTAGAAACTTTAGCAAACCACACAATTAATTATTCTAGCGGTTTAGATAAAGTGGTTATGCGTAACCCAAAAAATTATTTTGCCAAACCAGAATTTGATTCCAGAATGGCAGAAGCGTACGATCCTTTAGCTTTGGGATTAAAAATTGCCTATGATCGTGGTGGTAAAAAAGAAGTTGATAAATACACAAAAGAAAAAAATATTAATTTATCGCAACAACAAAAATTGTTGGGAAAATTAGAAAGATACAAAGCGCTGGTTGATGGCGATATGGACAAATATGACAGTTTGTTGTCGCAACAATCAAGACAAGGGCAAGCAAGATGAGCGATTTTGATATATCTGGCCTTCGGGAATCTTTAGGATTTGCGCCACCTAAAGCGCCATCAAAAACGGTTTCCAAATCACCATCAGATTTTGATGCTGATTTAAAAAGAACTGTTACGCCTGCTGACCAAGCAATATTGTTAAATAATGAACGCAACAAATTAAACGCTGCTTTGCAAAATGCAGGTTTATCTGTAACAGATCGCGCAAGATTACAAAAAGATTTAGAAGCATTGGATCGTGAAATTGGGCTGTTGCCAGCCAATGTAAGAAATATGCAGCCTGCAATTGTGGAACCACAAAGCGACTTTATGCTGGAAGGTTTGCGCGACGCGATGGTAGCGCCATCCACAGAAGTTGAAAAACCGGTTGCAGCATCGGCGGCAGCGCCAGCACCCGTTGTTAAAAAAATGTTTGAACCATCACCCGGCAGCGTAGGCAAAAAATTCGAACAAGCGGTCGAATCTATTCCCGGCGTTAAAGAAATCGGTGCTTTTGGCAACGTAGCTGCTGGTCAAGTATCAAAATCTATTGGCGCTGTACAACAATTAGTCGGGCAATACTTTCCCGGCCTTGATGAATCAACGCGCCAAGCAATTATGAGTAATGCGGAGCGAAACATCGGTTTGGCTGAAGCTGCTATGGCACCGGCCAAAAAAGAGTTTCCTAAAACCGCGATTGCTGGCGAGGTGGCTGGATACATTGCCAGCCCAGTTTCAAAGCTAATTCCCGGCATGGGGCCATCAACATCACTTGTTGGTGCTGGCGCAAAAGGTGGTGTGCAAGGCGGTTTGGCTGGCACGTTAATGGAACCAGTTACCGATAAAGAACAGCCATTTTTTACTGAAAAAGCAAAACAAGCAACAACGGGCGCTTTGTTTGGTGCTGGTGGCGGCGCGGTGTTTCAAGGGCTGTCAACGGCAGGCGGCAAAACCATTGACACAATTAGGCAAAAATTTGGCGGCTTAGTTCCTGATAATCAATTAAACCAACAAGCTGACGAAGTATTAAAAGCCGCTGGCATTACGGCAAACAATGTGCCAAAAGAATATTTTAAGGGTTTGCAAGATCAAGCAAAACTTGCGTTGCAGACTGGCGATGTAAAAGGTTTTCAAAAATTTGCGCGTAACTTTAGCGAAGCTGACGAATTGGGTATTCCCATGTTGCGTGGTCAATTAACTCGCGACCCAATGCAATATGCAGTAGAACAAAACATTGCAGGAATTAAAGGCGTTGGCGAACCTATTCAAACGGTTATGGCTGCACAAGTTCGTGCCATGCTTCAACGATTAGATGATTTTGGTGCGGCTAAAGGCACTTCAATTACTAATAGTGGATTTACGTTAAACAATGCATTAAATCAAGCTGACGAGATTGCATCTCAACGTGTTCGCGATGCTTATGCGGCATATCGTCAATCAACTGGACGTAACATAGACGTACCGTTGACAGGATTAGCACAAGATTATGCGCGAGTATTAAAAGATTATGGGAAAGAAAATATACCAAGCGGCGTAAGAAATAATTTAAATGAATTAGGTTTATTAAGCGGCAAGCAATTAAAAGTCACGACTATTGATGATGCTGAAAGATTAATTAAAGTAATTAATCAAGTATATGATCCAAGCAAACAAACTAAAGGCACTTTAAATGCTTTAGATGAATTACGTCGGTCATTAAATAATTCAATCAATCAAGCAGGTGCTAATTTACCCGGTCAAGCTGGAGCCGCAGCGCGTGAAGCTAGAAAAGCCGCGCAAGAACGATTTCAAACTATTGAAAGCATTCCAGCATTACGCGATGTAATACGAGGCAAAGAACCTGACAAGTTTGTGCAAAATCATATTTTGCAAGGCAACGTCAATCAAATTTCCAAGATGCGGGATTACCTGCAAACTAATAATCCTGAAGCGTTGGCGCAAGTGCAAAGCGATATTATTAAGCACATTAAAAATCGCGTAACTGGAAACATTAGCGATGAAAATGCCAAGTTTAGCCAAGCTGGATTAAAAGAATTTTTATCTGGCCCAATGGGTGACAGGGTAAAAAACTTTCTCACTCCGGAACAATTCAACAATCTAAACAAGCTAAATCGCGTTGCAGAAAACGCATTTGTTGAGCCTGTTGGTGCAAGAGTGAACCGAAGCAACACGGCATCGGCGGCTGCAAATTTGGTTAAAAGCACCGTTCAAACTGGCGAAATTAATAATTTGCTTTCGTCAATTGCTGGCTTGCAATGGCCGCTAGTTACAGGTGCGGCACGGTATGCGCAAGAAAGAATTCAAGGCGCAAAAGCGCGGGGTATGCTGCGCGAAGCATTAGAACCTACACAACCACGCGCACCGCAAACAACGATACCATTATCGCAAATCGTTAAACCCGGTGTTGCTGGTGCTGGTGCTGGTCGTGGTTACGTTGAACAAAGAAATCTTGAAATGGAGAATCGGTAAAAATGCAACCGGACATTGATCCAGTCCGTTACGGCGTTTTGTGGCAAAAGGTTCAGGACTACGAACGCCGGTTTGACGTAATGGACAAGAAAATGGACAAGATGGAAAACCAGCTCGAACACTTGGTGGCTTTAGCCAATCAAGGGCGCGGCGGGTTCTGGGTCGGTATGTCTATCGTTTCGGCAGCATCGGCAGCGGCAGGCTATGTCATGTCGTTTTTTGGTAAACATTGAAAGGGATCGCCATGAAAGCCTATATTCTTGATCGCGCAAGAGAGCCATCCACATGGCGCGGCATTACCCTGCTGTTGACTGCGTTGGGCGTACCGTTGGCACCAGCCTTGTCCGAGGCGATTGTCAGCGCTGGGCTGGCTGTGGCGGGTCTGATCGGGGTTGTGACTAAGGGATGACATTCAAGCTATCGTCACGTTCGGTCAAGATGTTGACCGGCGTTAATCCGCAGTTGGTCGATGTCGTTCAATACGCTATTACCGTCACCAAAGTCGATTTCGCAGTCATTGAGGGTGTTCGCACGATGGCACGGCAGCGTGAGCTGGTGAAGCAAGGTGCCAGCCAAACGCTCCAAAGCAAGCACCTAGACGGTCGTGCGGTCGATCTGATGGCCTATATCGGCAGTCGGCCTAGCTGGGAGCTGAACCTATACGATGACATCGCCGATGCGGTGAAAGAAGGTGCATTAAAGGTTGGCGTGGGTATTCGTTGGGGCGGCGCTTGGTCGGTGCCAAACATCGCAAAGTGGCCGGGAACAATGCAAGCAGCGCAGGACTCTTATGTTGACCTGCGCCGCAAGCAAGGGCAGCGCGTATTTATCGACGGGCCGCACTTTGAGTTAGCGCAGTAAGCGGTAAAACCACTTATTCGCTCGGCGCTGGCAGGTTATCTGGTAGCCATGCTGCCGTAGTTCGCTGACGATGCTATTGACTGCGCACACCCCAGCGCGTTGGATAATATCCAGCGTCGTGTACTCGCCGCCCTTTTTGAGCAGTTTGTACACGCGCTGAAGCCGGTCTGACTTCTCAAAGGTCGCGGCGTTCATTAGTTAAAGTCCGGGATGTCATCATCAAAATCGACTGGCTGGCGCTGCGGCACCGTCAGGCCACCTTCTTTGGGCTTTGGATCGTTGATGTAGGCCCAGCCATCCCAGCCACCTTCTTTCAGCGGGATAACGTCAATCTTGAGCATTTCGCCGTTGCGGGTGGCAATGACCGAGCCGATCCGTTGGTAACGGTTTTTCTGCTGGCCCTGTGCGTTGGTGTAGGTGCCAACGATGCAGCTAATTTCTTTAAGAACTTTTGACATTTTATTCTCCAATAATTTTGCGTAGCGCTTCAACTTTGGCATCGACTTCTGCCAAAAACTTTTTCACTTCAACTTCGGTGGCTTTGATCCATTGGTCATCGCGCATGACCCGGTGAACGAACAACTGCGCTTTGGCAGGCATCCGTGGGTCGAACACAACGTAGTCGCACCATATCCTGCCAGCGCAGGCCATTTGCCATTGCATTTGGGCGAAATATTTGGACTCCACCGGATCAGCGGCCAGCCAGCATTCCAGCGCGGTCTTAGAGCTGGGGCATTTAATCTCGACCATGCCATCGTTGCCCACTAGCCCGTCAGGACTAGCACCAGACATTTCGATGGTCGGGTGCTGTAAGAAACCCACCTCATCCACCAAAACGCTTCTGGCGGCTTCGTATGCAGCCCGTGCGAAGGGTTCCTGATCAATACCCCATTGCATTTCGAAGTTGGTGTATCCATCCGCTTTGGTGCCGGTGACACGTTCCAGTACAAGCTGGGTCATGTAGTTCGCACGGTCAGCGCCATATCCGGTTTTGGTCTTGGCTAAGACTTTGTGCAAGCTGCTGGCGGTCGCTTTGCCCAGCCGAATAGCAAACCAATCTTCTGTGCGTTGATCTAAATTATTCATTAATAATCGTCCTCATCTTTGCCTGCGGTTTCAACGTCCAATTCGCCGCCAAAAATCAAAGCAATTTCATCAAATTCCACTTTGTTGTCGCGCAAGATTTTCAAAATTTCATTGCATCGATCTGCCAGCGGCGCAATTTGTTCCCACAACTCGCGGCCTTTTTCGACCGTTTCGTTGTATTCTTTTTCGAGGGCTTTAATTTCATGGTTTTTCATTTTCTTTTTCCTTTCTAACGCGATCAACACGGGCTTTCTTTGCTGCGATTACTTGCGCCAATAAATGCTGGTTATTGCCGCAAGCCTCGACTGCTGCTTTAAAAACTGTCGCCAGTTCGTCGCTGCTGGCGGTTGCCTCGATAGCTGATAAGTGGTCGGTAATGTCCACCACCGCTACTGAATGAGTGCTGGAATCGGCATCATTATCGGCTTCGGTTGGGATGCTGAACGCTTGAAAGCAGGCGTATTTATAAGCCGCCGACATAGCCTTGTTGGTGGCTTTGTCGCCGCTATCCATAGCTTCGCCAAAAGTCTTGACAATATGCTTGGAGCCGTCTTCAGCGGCCACAAAGTCAAATTCAACTTCAACTGTGACATAAAACAAAGCGCCACCTTTTTGGCTGACACGTTCAGTTACTTCGCGGCTGAGAACGCGCGGCAAGATGCACAAACCATGCTTTGCCAATAGCGGGGCGATGGTGTTGTAAACATCGTCGATGCCGCGAAAGTTATAGCCGGAACCCTGCTGGTTGCGCCGGTCTTTAGTAATGCCGACGGTGGCTAAATCGGCTTGTACTGCGTTGATCGCTTTGTAAACATTCATTATGGTTTCCTCGAATTCTTGTTGTCGTTGGACTGTTTCGTAATAAGCCTGATCCATCATGGTTATTTGCTGCAATTAAACTTGCAAGGCAAAATTGGTTTCTCGATGCCAAGTTGCTGCTGTGCGCTTGGCGTTTCACTTGGCGATGTTTTAGAAAACCCGACGATAACAATTAAAGAAATCCAAGCTGCTGGTTTTATATATTTCATAGTTGCCTTTCATAGACCCAGAGGGCGTTAAAAAATAGCCATCGCTACCCAGAGCAATGGATACAAAACGGCGGCGATACAAATTGTTGCCAAAACTAGAACGAGGTCGGAAGGTTCGCGGTTCATGCTGTGCGCACCGTAAAGCCTTCTGCTTCAAGCTGGTCGGCTACGATTGGAGCCGCGCTCTTGCGCACTTGAATGGAGATTGCACCGTCGAAACGCGCTTTGGCTGCGGTCGTTTCGGCGACAAAGGTGATCGTGGTGTCGTGGAATTCGGAAGGGAGGATAACGAAGTCGATGAACATTTGAAGCTCCTAAAAAGACCCGTGAGGGCATAAACAGATAGTAAGCTGGCTTTACGCAGTAGTCAAGCGGTCAATCATCATATAAGCGACTACAAGGGATTCGGCTTCGGCCTGATTGTCGCAGCGATCAATCGTTATGCCGCGATGCGGATTTTCTGACCATTCCACAACGCACCAGACTGGGCGCATATCTTCATCGTCGTAGTATTCAACTGTGTACATAAGTTGCTCCTGTTAAAGACCGCGATGTAGCGGCATGGACAGATATTAAGCCACCTTTACACCTATGTCAAGCCACCTTTGCAAAATAATTTAATCTGGCTTACAATCCGCGCATGGACACTAAAACCGCGATTTCCCTAGCTGGCAGCGCAACAGAGCTTGCCAAATTGCTAGGTGTTACCAGACAAGCAATTGGCCAATGGGGTGAGAACTTGCCGCAACAGCGTGTTTGGCAGCTACAGGTATTGCGCCCCAAATGGTTTAAGAGCTAAAATTTGCGAAACCCGGCTAGGTAGAGATTGGCCTCTCTGCCGAAAAGCGAACTCCCCGCCTGCCGTTGGTTTCACTTTGGGAGCGATGCGGAGATGCAATGCACTACTACCAACACCACATTGGTGACTTCATTCGAGCCACCGCGCGTTTGACTGATGCTCAAACGATGGCTTATTTGCGCTTAATTTGGATGTATTACGAAAGTGAAAAGCCACTTAAGCCAGATTCCAAAATACTATCTTTCCAAATTGGCACAGATTTAGAAACGACTGAATTGTTGCTGGAGTCGTTTTTTATCCTTTGTGACGACGGTTGGCATCACGCTCGATGTGATCGAGAAATTGCAGAATATCGAACGTTTCGCGGCAAAAAATCTAAAGCTGGTAAAGCATCTGCTGAACAACGGAAGAACAGCCGTTCAACACCTGATGAACACCTGTTGAACGAGTGTTCAACGGACGTTCAACTAACCAATAACCAAGAACCAATAACCAATAACCATAAACCAAAGGTAGAGAGGCAGCGCGGATCGCGCTTGCCTGCTGACTGGCAACCCAGCGATGAAGATGTAGCCTATTGCCAAAAGGAAAGACCTGATCTGCAATGGCAGCGGGTCGCCGAGAATTTCCGCGACTACTGGCTGGCGCAGGCCGGAACTAAAGCCACCAAGCTGAACTGGGCGCTAGTCTGGAAAACTTGGGTGCGAAACGAAAAGGGCGCGAGAACGTTTGAAAGCACACGGGACGCTGAACGCAGAAAAGTTATTGAACAAGTGATGGGGGTGAAAAATGACCGAATTATCGACATCAACTAAGCCAGTCACGCAGGGCTGGATCGACGCGCTATTTGTGAAAATGCTTAACACCTTTGGCAGCAGGTTTGCCGATATGTGGCGCGGTACGGACATTGATTCAGTTAAAGCAACATGGGCACCAGAGCTGTCGAAACTTAGCCGGGAAGAATTCGCAAAAGGCGTTCAGGCTTTGGCAACATTGAACTGGCCGCCTACGCTCGGTGAATTCATCAACCTGTGCCGCCCAAAGCTAGACGCTCAAAAAGCCTTCACAGAGGCCATAAACGGGCTTCTGGCGCGAGATCGGGGCGAGGTTGGGGTATGGAGCCATCCCGCGATATTTTGGGCTGCTGTGCGCGTTGGTTCGTTTGATATGAAAAACTCAACTTACCCGCAAATCAAGGGTCGATGGGAAGGCGCACTCGGCGATGAGTTAGAAAAATCGCAATGGCAGGAAATTCCAAAGCCTGTGGTGGCTTTACCTGTGGCAAAAGTTTCTAAGGAAATTGCAGAAAAATATGTTGCAAAGCTGCAAGCGCTTAATGTAGAGTCAAGCCAGATTGACCACAAGCGCTGGGCAAAGCGAATTATGGAACGGCACCAGAGGGGCGATAAAACGCTTTTGCCGGTTCAGGTATCGATGGCTAAGGCAGCGCTAAACGCATCGGAGGCACTTTGAGAAAAAATCCAATTCCACCGCATCCACTTTTGGATGATCTGGCAAACCGTTTAGGCTGCGCCAATGACCGCGAACTGGCGCATGAAATTGGTTGCGCACCGTCGATGATTTCAAAATTTCGGCATAGAACCTGCAACGTGTCAGCGGCCTTGATTATTGAAATGCACGAAAAATTTGGAATGTCGATTGCTGAAATTAAATTGTTAATCGAGCAAGCCAATGACCAGCACGTTCGTAGCTAGTGTGATCTTAATTGTGGCCGGTGGGCTAATCGGCGCTGGGTTGGCTATTTTGATCGGCGCAATTGTTGGGTTGCTAATTCTTGATGATCCAGAGCGATGAAGAATGGCGGCGGGAATGCGAAGCGCGTGACTGGATTAAGCGTTACAAGGCGCACCGCAAAGAGCATGGCGCAAAAGAAGCTGCAACGTGGTGGGAAGATATAAAGCGCCTGATTGCCGCTAAACGAGGGCAAAAGGCAGTCCAAACCTTAATTGAAGATATGAATGCGCAGAGCAGCAAGAATAGACAAAAACCATGATGACATCGTTCAGGCGCTTCGTGCGGTTGGTGCAACGGTTCAATCGTTGGCTGCGGTGGGTTCGGGCGTACCGGATTTGCTTGTGGGATTCAGGAAACAAACATTTCTGGTCGAGGTCAAAGACGGTCAAGCGTCGCCATCGGCAAAGAAGCTAAACCCAGCGCAGGTGATTTGGCATCACAACTGGACGGGTGGGCCATTAGCGGTGGTGGAGTCGGTTGAAGATGCGCTGAAGCTAATCGGGGTTAAATGATTTTTGATTTGGAAACCGTACCGCAGGCAAGAGTTGCGCTGACAACATTGTGGGCTAAATTAAAGCCTGCGCTGGAGGCCGGTAAAGCCTGCCAGCTAGAGGTGCGGCCATTAAAGCGAACGCTGGATCAGAATGCTAAGTTTCACGCAATGATCGGCCAGATTGCCGACCAAATGGGCGCAGCAGGGTCGAGCTGGACGGTGGAAGATTGGAAACGGTTATTGATTGACCAATGGGCCTGTGACACAAACCGTCGCATCGGGTCGGTGGTGCCAAGCCTAGACGGGCAGCGAGTGGTTCAGTTAGGCCTACAAAGTGCAAAATTCAGCGTTGCTGACGCGACCGAGTTTATTGAATGGCTGGACGCTTGGGCTGCGCAAAAAGGTATTGAGTTTTGACGGAGGTGACAATGCTTAGAGATGGAAAATTCATCAAAGAGGAACCTATCAAGATCGGGGCGCATTACACGCCGTGTTACCGACCCGGCTTTTTCAGCAAGGAAGAACAATTTATGCAGGCCGTGCTGCTGGGTATCGAGCAGCGCCGGGAGTCGGTTTTATCGAAGGTTTTAGGGTTCATGCTTCGCGTATGAATACCGACGAAATCCTAAAGTCGGCCATCATGCTGCACAGCGATACCCGCGATGCGGTGCGCTGGGCGATTAAACGAGAACGCGCAGAGTGCGCCAAGCTATGCGAGGAATCTAACCGCGCAGCGCAGCCGGTAGAGCTGGCTGATTTGATTCGGCAGAGGAATTTAGGATGACCCGCGATGACATTATCCGCATGGCGCGGGAGGCTGGCATTCCCGAAACGGCGACCGAAGGAGTGTTCATTGCAAATTCAGACGATCTTGGGCGACTGATAGCAGCGGAGCGCGAGGCGTGTGCGAAGGTGGCTGAAGATACGGGCAACATAAGCGGAAACATGAACAAAACATGGCGCAACGGATGTTTTGACGCTGCTTTTGCTATCCGCGAGAGAGGACAACAATGACAAATTATAACTACGAAATGCAGCGGCAAACCCTGATTGATTACCTGCAACTGATGGTGTCGCGGGCCGATTGGCATGGCGTATCGGATGCGGCCAACGACCTGCGGGTGCTGGAAGCTGAGAACCGCAACAACGATGCTGATTTAGAAAAAGGTGGCATAAAAAAGGGGGCTTGGCTTGGGTGAAATCATCAGCATTCCAAAGCGCCAGTATGTGCGCAGCCAGAAGCTATTGCGGTTGGTTTCTACCATTCCGTGCCAGCTCTGCGGGTCGTGGGATTTTGTCCAAGCCGCGCACACCAACTGGGGCGGCGGCAAAGGGCGGTCGATTAAGTCGGATGACAACTTGATTGCGGCGTTATGCGCGTCGTGCCATTTCGACATCGATCAGGGCAGCAAATGGTCGCGCAAGGAACGGCAGCAAGCGTGGTGGCTGGCGCACCGCAAGACCGTGGAACATTTAGTGGACGCAGGATTATGGCCTGTTGACGTACCTGTGCCGAATGATACAGAATGGCAGCGACTTTTCTCTCTCCTATGAGTTGAATCGCTGCTTTGACCCGTGCTATGCGCGGGTCTTTTTTGGGTGGAACATGGACGAAGAAGCCGCACATTTTATAGCCACGCTATTACATAGCAGCACCGTGGCGCATTTCATGCACCTATCCACCGATTCGTACTCGCGGCATAAAGCGCTTGGCCGTTACTACGAGGACATCATCGAGCTGGCCGATAGCTTCGCCGAGGCGTATCAGGGCCGGTACAACAAGATAAAAAAGTACCCTGACGATTACCATGCGGGTACTGATCCGGTGGAATATCTCAAAAATATGCAGAAATTTGTGGATGACGCAAGGGAGCATTTGCCCCAAGACAGCGAAATTCAGAATATTATTGACGAAATTACCGAGCTGATCGACAGCACGTTGTATAAACTGAAGTTTTTAGACTGAAAGGACTACCATGAAAGACAACGCAGAAATGACCCCAAAGGGCTATGGTTCCGGCACCAAACCGCCTGCTGGCGCATCGGCAAGCGACTCCAGCGGTGAGCGTCATGGCCGCATCGTCAATGGTGTGGGCATGGGCAAGGCTGACGGTACTGGCAAAAACAGCCAGTTCGACGGTGGCCGCAGCAAGGGTATGTGCTACACCCACGACCGTTCGTCCTATCAAAAGTGATTATCAATAAAACAACGGGCATCCTATGAGCGATGTCCGTTGCAAATCTTGCCGATTCTTTACGCAAGCTCAAGTAATGGGCTTGTGTCGTCGTTTTCCCGAAACTCAAAACAAACACGAAATGGACTGGTGCGGCGAACACCAGTTAAGCGTTGTTACGTCGGTGCCGGTCTATGACGTTATGGCGCAAGCGGAACCTAAAAAAAGAGGGAGAAAACCTAATGCTAAAGCCGTTGCGTGATCGTATTGTTGTAAAGCCTGAAGTCCGCAGACTGTCGGACATTCTTTATGTTCCCAACAAGGAACCGTTTAACGAAGGCACCGTGGTGGCAGTTGGCCCAGCTGTGCGCGACACGAAGGTGGGCGACTTTGTTAAATACGGCAACGGCAGCTATTTAGACTGGCCTGTTCACGAGTTTGAGGGTCAGGACTACCAGATCATTCAGGAAGGCGATGTCGCCATGATCGTGGAGCATTAAATGGCAAAGCACGACAAACCGATACCCAAAACGACCACCGGCAAGGGCAAGAACTACAACCCGACCGAGAAGGGCGCGGGTATGACCGCGAAAGGCCGTGCTGAATACAATCGCAAGAATGACTCAAATCTAAAACCACCAGCACCAAACCCAAAGACAAAAGCCGACGCTGGACGCAAGGCAAGTTTCTGCGCGAGAATGGAAGGGGTGGTCAAACACGCCAAAGGCCCAGCAGAACGGGCAAAGGCATCATTAAAGAACTGGAATTGTTGAAAGGAAAATTATGTCTAATACCCAAGCCATTGGCGTGGCCTACGCCGACCCAGCCCTGAACAGTTTTGAAGTTGGCACCGCGACGGTTCCTATCGCCGCAACCGCTTCGGGCAACCTGAACCAAGTGTATTCCCGCACCACCCATACATCGGGTGATTTCCGTGGTCTGTATTCCCGTGTGGAATTTGCTGGCGCTGGCGCTGGTGAAACCCTGCGAGCTTTGTCGCGTGTAACCGCTGCGCAGGGCGCTGGTCAGACCACCAACGGCGCACACGTTAGCCTGTCGATAAATACTGGCGGCACGATTAGCGGTGCTGGCAACGCGCTACGCGCAACGCTGGGTGTTGCAACGGGTGTCACACCGGGCGGCACGTTGGCTGCGATTCAGGTCGATTCGGATTTCCCGAATACCGTGACGTTGCCGGGTTCGGCTGCATTCCTGCGGTTCACCAACAGCAATACCGGCACTATCACCAACCTGATGAACGTTCCTGCGGCGATGGTTGCGGCTGACGTTGGTTCGGGCGTGAGCCACACCATTCGGATCGTTGCCAGCGATGGCACACCGTACTACTTGATGGTGTCGGATCAGCCGTAATGTTGAAGCACCCCGATGCTGAAGTACAGTTTTTGATTGAAATGCTTGAAGGGCAACGGGATCAGGCGGTGGCACAAGCTGCCGCCTATTTCTGCATGACGCAGGAATTACAAACGGAAATTGATAAATTAAAAATGACAGTCGCAAAAGGCCATGATGCTGGATGCGGCGAAACAAGGGGCAAAAATGGCGACTAAACCGGGTTTGTACGCAAACATTCATGCCAAGCGTGAACGGATTGAGCGCCAGAAGGCCGCAGGCAAAACACCAGAACGTATGCGCAAGCCGGGGTCAGAAGGCGCACCCACGGCTAAAGCGTTCAAACAAAGCGCCAAGACTGCAAAAAAATGACCATTGAACAAATGCAAACTCGTCTGGCTGAACTCAGAGAACTGGCGAAACAGCATGAAAGCATCCTTCTCCAGATCAGCGGCGCGATTCAAGAATACACACGCGTAATTGCCGAGGAAGAATCCAAAGCTAAAGGAGAGGAAGATGTCGCTGGTTAAATCTGCAAGCCAAAAGGCGTTTCAAAAGAACATCAAAACCGAGGTGAAGTCCGGCAAGCCTGTGAAGCAGGCCGTGGCGATAAGTTACGCCGTGAAACAAGCCGCGCAAAAGAAGGACAAGGGCAAAAAGTAATGCCCACGCTGGCCGACATTTATAATTTGTCAAATTCGCAAAAAACAAAAAATGCGAATGGGGCAGATAAACCGTCAACGAGTCTGCAAAAATTAGTTGCGACGGACAAGAAAAACTCTCAAAAACACTCTGTTGAGGTGTACCAAGTTAGCCCAAAATTAATGTTTGTTGGGCAGGTACACGGTCAAAAAGCCACAATCGCACCGGAAGTTAAAGAAGCTGCCCGTAAATATGGCGGGTGGTATGAGGGTAACGGCGATGACCGCATTGCTGGCGTGGAATATCAAGGATCATGGGATGACGAACTGGCAAAAGATGTGCGAGGGTATCCGAAAGAATTTCTTTTTGTAATTTTTACGAATACAGCAGTAAACGAACAAAAAGACATTTTAAAAGGGAGTGGCAGCATTTTTGACCGCATTTTAAAAACGCAAAATCAATTCGGTTATTTCAAAAAAAGAAAATTTAAGCCAGAAACGTTGATTGCATTCTTGAAACAAATGGGTTCTGATTATTTAGAAAAAAGCCGAAAGCAAGCAACGCAAACCAATGTTGCGAAATTTATTGATGATGGCGAAAAAGAAATGTGGGAATCAGGTAAAACAGCAGCAAGCGGAATGGCAGAAAAAGCGAACAAACATAGAGATGAATGGTTGCTAAAACAGCCACAAGGCGTTTATTTTGTAGGATCAGATCACTTAAAAGAATTGAAACAAATAAAAAACAACAAAAAATAAATAATTGATTAAGCGGTAGAAACTTATCAATAAATCAATGAGTTAAGGATAAAGTCAATATGTCAAGTGCTGGCGCACCTTTGGGCAATAAAAATGCAGCTAAGGGCAAAATGTTTTACGACCAGTTGCGTAAGATTGCCGTGCAAGAACCTGAGAAACTGCGCAGGATTGCAGAGGGTTTGTTCGAAGCGGCTGAAGCTAGGGAGCCGTGGGCGGTCAAGGAGCTAATCGACCGGCTAGACGGCAAGCCTGTTCAGGCGCAAGAGATCACAGGGGCCGATGGTGAGCCGCTATCTGGCATTCAAGTGTCATTCGTAATGCCCGATGAGCGTTGAGCAGGCCATCGCCAAAGCGGAGTTCCCGCTAAAACTTCAACCGCTGTTTCGGCAGTCGCGCTACAAGGTCTTGTATGGTGGCCGAGGCGGGGCTAAGTCTTGGGGCATCGCTAGGGCGTTGCTAATCCTGGCCGCCCGTAAGCCGCTGCGCATCCTCTGTGCGCGGGAGTTCCAGACATCCATCAAAGACTCGGTTCATAAGCTGCTGGTTGACCAGATTGTCGATCTTGGCCTGCAATCGTTCTACGAGATTACTGAGAGGGCGATTCGAGGGGCTAACGGCACGGAGTTTTTCTTTACCGGCCTGAAGAACAACCCGACGAACATCAAATCGTTTGAGGGCGTGGACATTTGCTGGTGCGAGGAAGCGCAGTCCATTAGCCGGATGAGTTGGAAGATTCTGATCCCAACGATCCGTAAGCCGGGGTCGGAAATCTGGGTGAGCTTCAACCCAGAGCTGGAAACCGACGAAACCTATCAGCGGTTCGTCATCCACCCACCGCAAGATGCCATCCTGATTAAGATCAATTACTGGGACAACCCGTGGTTCCCTGAAGTCTTGCGCATGGAGATGGAAAGCCTAAAGGCGCTTGACCACGAAGCCTATATGCAAGTGTGGGAAGGGGTTTGCCGCCAGACGATCGACGGGGCGATCTTTGCCAAAGAGATGATGCGGGCCGATGCCGAAGAACGCATCACAAAGGTGCCATATGACGCAAGCAAGCCAGTCCACGCGATATGCGATTTAGGCTGGTCGGACGCGACTGCGTGGTGGCTGGTGCAGTTCGTCGGCATGGAAACCCGTCTAATCCGGTATTTCGAGGGCAGTCAGCGGACGATGACCAGCTACTTAGCCGAGCTGCAATCGTTTGGCTATGTGTACGACACGATCTGGCTACCGCACGACGCGCAGAACAAGACGCTGGCAGCGGCAGGTCGGAGCATTGAGGACATTGTTCGCGGCGCGGGGTTCAAGACACGGGTGCTTGAGCGAGTGCCGACGATTGATTCGATTAACGCAGCGCGGACAATATTCCCAAATTGTTATTTTGATAGAGAAAATTGTGCCGATGGTCTAAACTGCCTGCGCCATTATCGCTACGAAGTTGACCCCGAAACTGGCAACTTCAGCAAAATGCCGCTGCACGACCGCTACAGCCACGGGGCTGACGCTTTTAGGTATATCGCGCTGATGGTCAAGGAACCGGCAAAGGTGCGCAAAAAGCCTGCGGTCGCTATGGCTGGCGGCTGGATGAGTTAAAGGGGAAATCATGGCGTTTCAAGACATGGACATGGATGGCAGGATTGGCGAGGCCATCAAGTTTTTACGGTTGGTCGGCGAAGCTGACAGCCAGAACCGCGCAGAGGCGCTGGGCGACCTAAAGTTTGCCGCTGGCGACCAATGGCCGGTGGAGATTCAAAACAGCCGCAACCTAGAATCGCGGCCTTGCCTGACCATCAACAAGATCGACGCTTATGTGCGGCAGGTGACGAACCAGCAGCGCCAGCAGCGGCCACGCATCAAAGTCCACCCGGTCAACAACGAAGGCGATCTAAAGGTCGCGCAGGTCATCGAAGGGATTACCCGGCACATCGAGGTCAATTCCAACGCCGATACCGCTTACGACACGGCGTTCGAGTACGCAGTCAAGATGGGCTGGGGCTACTGGCGGGTCAATACTAATTACGTTTCTGAAGATAGTTTCGATCAGGAAATATTTATCGACGCGATTGATGATCCGTTCTCGGTCTATTTCGACCCGAACTCGGTGATGCCTGACGGGTCGGATGCCGAGCGTTGCCTGATTACGAGCGTGATGTCTAAGGCAGCGTTCCGTCGGGAATATCCGGGCGCTGACGATGGCGCAAACTTTAGCGCTAGAGCCACGGGCGACTCGGATGCCGAGTGGGTGACGAAAGAGGACATCCGACTCGCTGAATATTGGTACGTTGAGCGCGTGAAGTCGAAGCTAGTCCTGTTATCTGATGGCACCAAAGTGTACAAGGACGAACTGCCTGACGTTGAAATGATGGCCGCGAGTGGCATCACCATCGTTGACGAGCGTGATTCCTATAAGCGCAAGGTCAAGTGGTGCAAGCTGACCGCGATGGAAGTGCTGGAGGAGCGCGAGTGGCCGGGCAAGTACATTCCGATCATCCCGTGCTACGGCGCTCAAGTGGTAGTTGAGGGCAAGCGCAAGAAATACGGCCTTGTCCGCTTCGCCAAAGACCCGCAGCGGATGTTCAATTTCTGGCGCACGGCGCTGACCGAATCGATTGCGTTGGCACCGAAACCCAAGTGGTTGATCGCCGAGGGCCAAGACGAAGGCCACGAGAGCGAATGGGCGCTGGCGAACATCAAGTCCACGCCTGTGCTGCGCTATAAGCAAAAGGACATCGAAGGCGTACCAGCGCCAGTTCCGCAGCGCATCCAGCCGGAACCGCCGCCTGATGGGATTATGGTCGCGTCCGGCGCTATTGCTGACGATCTAAAGACCGTGTTGGGTATCTTCGACCCTGCGCAGGCATTACCCGGCAACATTTCGGGCAAGGCGCTGCAAGGCCAGCAAATGCAAGTGGATTTGAGCAATTTCCACTTCTACGACAACATGACCCGCAGCATCAAGCAGACGGGCAAGATCATCCTCGACCTGATCCCCAAAATCTACGACACCGAGCGCGTACTGCGAATCATTGGGGTTGATGGAAAACCTGACATGGTGACGATTAACCAAGAGGAAGCCACCGGCGAGGTAATGAACGACGTTACGGTCGGTTTGTACGACGTAGTGATGGACGTTGGCCCCGGTTACAACTCGAAGCGCCAGCAGGCTGTGGACACCATGATGCCGCTAATGGCCGACCCGCAGATATTCCAAGCCGCAGGCGACCTCTTGTTCCGCAACATGGATTTCCCCGGCGCGGATGTGATTGCTGATCGGCTGGCTGCGATGAACCCGTTGAGCCAGATCGACGAGAAATCCGACATTCCACCGCAGGCGCAAATGCAACTGCTACAGTCGCAAAAGACTATTGCTGATATGCAACAGCAAATGATGGCGATGCAGTTGGAAATACAGAACCGTGGTCAGGTCGCGCAGATCAGGGAAGAAGGCCAGAGCCGCAGGAAGCTAATGGATGTAATTTCCCGCGCTTACAACACCGACACGATCAACGAGGCCAAGATCAACCAAGCCAACCTGAAGGCCACGACCGACCAGAACAAGGTCGAGCTGGACGCTATGCTCAGGCTGATTCTGGCGGGTGTGCCGATTGGGTCGCTGAACGCCGAGATTGCCCGACGCGATGCCGAGCAGCAGCAGCAAATGGCGTTTGCCGAGAACGAAGTCAACGACACCGCCAACCCGTTTATTCAGGCTGGGCAGGAAATGATGGTTCAGGCAGCACAGGCAGAGCAAATGCAAATGATGGCCGCGCAGCAAATGGCCCAGCAGCAGCCGCAGGCTATGCCAGAGCAAATGCCGCCTGAACAGCCGATGGTTTGACATGGAATGAATACAGGATGACAATAAACCTACCGGCGGGTAACACCGGGTCAATTCTTAGGGAAAACCTATGTCTGAAGTGGAAGCAAGGCT